GCCGCTGGCGACAACCCCACCAACGCCGCCACCACCGGCAACCTGGCCGCCACCGGCAGCTGGAACCTGGTGTACAGCACCACGAAGATGATCCCCGTCTGCCGTCTGCTGGTGAACACCCCGTTCGACACCACTGCCTACTCCTGATCTGTAGGCATAAAAATGGCCCCCTTAACGGGGGCCTTTCTTTTTGTCTATTCGATGCCTAGGCGCATTTTCTCCTGCCTCTCAAACACCTCAACCGATCTCACCACCATCTTGTAGGACTGCAAAATCAGCTGATTCACCAGCACATAAGAAACATCGAGTTTCTCGCAGATTTCTGGAACAGTCGCCCCAGCTTCCCGCAGCTCTTTAATTTTGGGCGCCACATCTTCCCACTTGCGAACCTGACTGGGATCAAGCTTTTTGGAATTTTCCTCAGGTGCCTTTACGGTGGGCTCAGCACCGGCGCTACGACGAGGGCTCATGAGACGTGTTCGACTTTTCGTACTAAAGGATAGCCAACGCTATTTTTTAGATATTCCGTACGGCGAGCACGCAGAAGCCCAAGCATCCCTAGAGCTAGAGGGCGCAGAAATTTATTATGCGTCGCTGTTACCTCCAGAACCCAAGCGATCAAGGAGAGTTTCAAAGGCCGCTAGACTCAGACAAAGGATGTATTGACTGTGGCCGCGACTATTGATGCCACTTTGAAGGGCGCGTCGGCCAACAGCTACGTCACGTTGGCTGAGGCCAACACGTATTTCGAAACAGTCCCGGACTCCGCCACCTGGACGGACAAAACCGACGACCAAAAGAACCGCGCCATCATCTCCGCCACCCGCTGGATCGACGCGCTGAGCTTCTACGGCGACCGCTGCACGACCACCCAAGCCCTGAAGTGGCCCCGCGAGGACTACAAAGTCGACGGCATCGCCTTGGTTTGCACCCTTATTCCCGAGGGCATCAAGGTCGCCACCTACGAACTAGCCCGCGCCTTTGCCAACGACACCGACGCCATCACCGGCAGCACTGGCACCACCGGCCTCTACGACGAAGTTGAACTGGGCGAACTCAAGGTCAAGTACAAAGACAGCTCCATGACCCCGGGCATGGTCAACAACATCTTTGACCTCTACCCCTGGCTCCAGACCTACCTCGGTCCTTACTGCATGGGCGGCGCCACCAACTACGCCGTCCGCTTATTCCGAGGTTGAGATGGGTTTAATCGACTCCACATTCAAGCCTCTGCCCACAGCAATCCTTGCTGACTGGGGCCAAGACATCACGTACATCAAAACCACAACACCCCGCACCTACAACCCCACAACGGGTGCAGTAACCGGCGACGACACCACCGTCACTGTAAAAGCGGTAATTTCCAGAATTAGCGCCCGCGAATCCGAAGGTCTATACCAATCCACCGACCTCAAAGTGATCATTGGAGCATCTGAACTAGATAGCTACTACCCCACCGAAGCTGACCGCATTCGCTACACGGAAGCTGGTTCAACCCGTGAAGCAAAGATATTAAGTGTGACTTCATACAGAGGAGATAAACCCGTAATGCACACACTTATTGCTAGGCCGCAGTAATGGCAAAAAGATCAACTTTTGGTCGTGAGCTGGATCGTCTAGGTGAAAATTTAGACCGTTTGGCTGTTGCTGCTTTTAGTCGTGGTCCTGCCCGCGCCAGCGAAAATATAGTTGTTGATCTACAGGAAGCCGGACCCGTTTGGACAGGCAAGTTTGCTAACTCTTGGCAAATTGAGACCACGGATGGACGACGTACCGCCGGCTCTGGGGCTCCTGGCGTTCCCCGCCGCATTCCCGCCCCTCTACTCAGCGGTCGCGGCTTTTTGCTAGACGAAGTTCGCTACAAAATTTCTAATTTTGCAAGCTACGCCGACGAAGCGCGTGACCTGATTGAGGGGGACTACATAGATCCTGGCGTTGATCCGCTCAAAGATGTTGAACGCGGCGAACGTGTGAGCGGCTACCGGGGCGATTTAATTCTCGACGAAGACGGACCTAACCGCCGCACCGCCCCACTCGACTGGTACAGCACCTATATCCAAGGGGGATACATAGAAAAAACGATCCGCCTTAACCTTGATTACGAGCTGGGTCGTGTGGACTTATGAACTACCAGAAAATCCGTGCTGCCGTCGAAAATCCCCTGCTTACGGCGTTTAGCGATTTAGATCCCGCCGTGCCGGTTTATTTTGACAACATCACTGCAGCTCCACCTAATACGACGACTGAGTATGTTCGAGTCAATGTGACCTTTGGGCTGACAAATGAGCCCACACTGACTTCAAGCGTTGACAATGCCCGAGGCGCAGTAATTATTCGCGTATTTACCGAAAAGGGTAAAGGTCCCGCCCGCAATCAGACCCTGCTTAACACGGCCGTAGGTGTTTTAGAGACCTTGAATGACACTGCAAAAACCACTAGCGGTGTGTATTTCCGGGTAGGGGAAATCAATGGTCCCTCGTTTTCTGCCACGGAAGATGCGCCGCATTTTGTTGGCCGCATTGACACGTCCTATGTAGCAACTGTGCTGTCGTAGGTAAGGTTTATTACAGGCGCTAACCTGTATTAAGCCGGGCAGTGCCCGCCCACTAGTCGTCTTTGGTAAGCCAATGGCCACCACCGTTCTGTCCGGCACGTCCGGCGCCCTCTACTACAAGCCCGCTGGAACCACCGGATCTTTCGGTGAATCCGGGGTGAACATCGGTACCGACACCATCACGGTTGAGACCTACCTCAACTTCAAAGTCGGTGACCCCGTCCAGTTCAGCGTGATCAACAGCCAGACCGGAGGCTCCGGCACCGGCACCCTGCCTGCAGGTCTGTCTCTCGCTACCACCTACTACGTGATTAGCTACACCGCTAACACTGGCGCTCTGCAGGTCTCTGCAAGTGCAGGTGGTTCCGCTGTTGACATCACCGACGACGGCACTGCTGCAGCTCCTAACGAGTTCCAGGTTGCCTACGCCGAGTTCGCAGTTGTCGGCCAAGTACGCGACTGGAGCTTTGAGATTTCACGCGCCGAAATTGACGTTACAACCATCGGTCAAACCCCTGGTCAGTACGTTCCTTTCCGCAGCTACATCTCCGGTTTCGGCGATGGCACTGGCACCGCAACGGTGTACATGACCAACGAGGATGCAGCCCTGTCCAACCGCATGGTGGAAGACGTGCTGCAGCGCCAGCAAACCGGCGCCGCCTTCAAGCTGTACACCGACCGCGTTTTCAGCGGCGGCACCCTGAGCGACAGCCTCAGCCGCTCCATCGCCTTCGATGCAGTGCTGACCTCGGCCAGCCTGAACATCAACCCCGACGATGCCCAGTCTGTGACTGTCAACTTCCGTCCCTCCGGCACCCCGACCTTCGACTTCAGCACTTCTGCTTGATAGCGTGAAAGCGGTGTAAGGTTCCGAACCCCCGGCCGGTTACCGGGGGTTTTTTATTGTTTCTAGTCCGCTACAGTAGAACCAAACCACAGCTGGTTTATGCCCGTCCCAATCCGCGCCATTGACCGCCTGAAGAAGGCTGCCAATTTGGAGCCCAAAAAGAAAGTTGTTGTTTTGTCCGACAACAGCGAATTTGAAATGTGGGTCACCCCGCTGACCGCAGCTGAACGCGAGCGTGCCCAGAAGCAGGCCAAATCCGACGATGCCAATGCTTTTGCACTCCAACTACTGCTTTCTAAAGCTTTGGACGAAAACGGCAGCAAACTGTTTGCCGCTGGCGAGATCGACGTCCTAAAAAACGAAGTGAAGGACAAGGATCTCCAAGCCTTGATGCTTGCCGTCATCACCGACGACGACGAGCCGATTGATCCAAAAAACTAGTCACCGAGCTTCGCAAGGACAACTGGCTCATGCTCCAATTTGGCGTAGCCAAGGAGCTGGGACTAACTCTCGGCGAAGTTCGGTCTCGGATGACAGTCGAAGAGCTGATCGGCTGGAGCACCTATTTCCAGATACTCAACGAGGATCAGCAGCAGGAAATGGAAAAAGCTCGCCGCCGCCGCTAACCTCGGCGGCTTTTTACTGCGTAAACTGAAGTACCGGAAGTGACGCAGCGCTGTGGCTTACAGAGCGGATATTGAAATCGCTGTAAGGGGCGCTCAACAGCTAAAGCGGCTTAAGGACGAGATTGCGGCAACGTCCAAACTTGCCGACAGCCTAAATAACTATCTTGAAAATATTGGCGCTGGTGGTGTTGTACGGAGTATTAATAATTTACAGAGAACGGTAAATCAAGCTGCTCGGGCGTTCGAATCTGCTGCGCTAGGAACAAAAGAAGCCACCCTTGCGGCCAAAAACTACGCTGCTGCAACACGTCAGCTGAACGCCGGTTTAGAAGAGCGCGTTGCTTTACTTAAAGAAGTAAATGAACAGGAGCGCATAGCAAAACTCGCCCGTTCAGGCATCCGCGAACGTACTCAATACGGCGGCCCTATTGGTCCAGGTCCAGCGTCACCCGTTGGAACTCTTGCCGGCCAAAAATCTCCTGTAGAAGAACGTGTACGTCGTACGCTTCAGCAGCGGCAAGAAGAAATTGCGTTACAACAAGGACTCCTTCGTTTAGAAGAAAAAAGCGCTCAATTTGCTAACGAAAAAATTCAAAGTCAGCAACAACTAATTGCAGGCACAAAAGAAGTGCTTGATTTAATAGTTCAACAAAACCAAAAACTTGCTGAACAAGAACGTAGAGCACAATTTCTTGCTGGTAAGTCAGGCGCTCTTCAGCAAGGTCCCCTCGCTGGAACTGGTGCGATGGGCTTCCCCGTCGCTCTTCCTACTCTCCGTGAGGAGCAAAAAGGGTTAGAGACAGCAGCGCAGAAGCAGCGCATTATCGAGCGCACACTAAAAACACGCCGTGAACTGTCCGGCCTTGCAGCTAATCTGCAGCGATTAGAAACCCGTTCAGTAGTTGCAATATCGGATGCGGTTAGAGAGCAGACAGAGCTTACAAATCTAAAACGTGAAGCTCTAGAAATAACAGAACGAGAACTGCGTATATCCAGACAAGGTGCGCTGACTGCCGGAAGATTTAGTCCAATTGGTGGAGCAGAAAATATCCCAGGTAGCCCTGCATTTTTATCCGCTCGGCGTACACGCAGACGCCAGCAGGCATCTGGCGTGGCACTTGGCGCTGGCTTCCCGCTTCTGTTTGGAGGCGGCCCCGGCGCAGTCCTTGGTGGCGCCGCCGGTGGTTTAGTCGGGGGTCCAGCAGGTTTTGCTGCCCAAATTGCCCTTAGTGCAATTGGCCAGCAGTTTGACCAGCTAGCTGCGCAAGCAGTGAAAGTCGGTCAGGCACTGAGCCCCCTTAATTTTGATCTAAGTACATTTGCAAGCGCAGCGGGTATTGCCGGCACTGAAACTGTAGGTTTCCTTGAAAAGATCGAGCAGTTCGGCGGTAAAGCTGCAGCAGCTAAAGCTGCTACTGAACTATTAGCCGCACGCATTGGCACAGACGCAACAAATGCCCTTAAAAAATTTGGCGATGATGCGCAAAAACTAGGCAATCAATTAAGTCTAATTTTTACAACAGTTTTAGCCAACATTGCTCGAATTGCCGGCCCAATTATTGCTGCGCTCGCAGGTGGACTGGAACGAGCAAATCTTGTTGGAGGATTCAAGCAACGTACTGGTTTAACCGGAAGAGACCAGACCGCACAACAAATACTGGGAGTAAGAGCAGGTCGTGGAGGTAGAGGAAGAGGAGCTGCCGACGCCGAAATTAAGCGTCTAGGAAGTTCAATTGGCCTTACCGGGACGACAGGAAAAATCCTGGAGCAGGCTAAGAATATCGGGGTTACAAGCCAAAGACAGTTTGAATCTACAAAGATTACTGGCATTGCATCTACGGCAGCTCAATTAGAAGCGGCTGACAAGCTGGCAAAAACTAAAGCAAGCTCGGATAAAGCAGCAGAGCGCGAACAAACACGCATTGCCAAAGCTTTAATTAACCAAAAAGCAATCACACTCGAAGTAACAAGGCAAAGTGAATTTTCCGCAAAGATAGCTGCGGCCGAATTGGCAAAAGACCCTATAACTGTTCGGCGGCTACAAGCTGCCCAAGATTTGGCCGAACTGGGCGTCCAAACCGCTAAGCAGCTGGAACTTGAGAAATCGTCCGTGGTGCAGTTAGCTATTGCACGTACTGCTCAGGCTAAAGCGGCATTTATTCGACAAAAATCTGAACAGGATATTGCAAAAATTGAAAAAGAAAGAGCAGACAACTTTAGAAATACGCTCCGCGATCTGGACTATGAGCTGGAGATCAAATATGCCGTAACCGAGCAGGATCGGGAACGCCTAAGGATTGAGGCTGAGATAGCCCGTTTGCGTGAACAAAACATATACACAGAAGAGCAATTACTAGAAATTCAGCAAAGAAAACAGGGTCTTGCCGCTCCGGTACTAGGAGCCGATTTAATTCGCAAGGAAGTAGGTGCGATGGAGGATGAGTTAAGAGTCCTCAGTGACACCGGAACGCAAGTTATTTCAATTGCACGCGGAATCGGTAATGCCTTTGGCGCTGCCATGAAGGACAGCGTCAATGCACTGGTGACCGGAACAAAAACTATTCAACAAGTTTTTGCCGACTTCCTTAACGCCATCGCTGAAGCACTTCTTAGTAGTGCCGCTCAGATGATTGCAACCTACGTAGCAATCGGCATTGCCCGCCAGTTTGCCGGCATGGGTGGTGGCGGTAAAGGGGAAACAAATGCTCAATTTATGGAAAGAACCGGAAATCTCGATCTTGTTGGAGACATAAAAGTCGGGGGTTTTGCGAATGGTGGCTACCCACCAGTCGGCCAAGCCAGCTTGGTTGGCGAAAACGGCCCTGAGCTGTTCGTGCCAGGTCGCCAAGGTTTGGTTGTTCCCAACGACATTTTCGCCGCCACCCGCGCTGCACTAAACAAAGGCGGCGATTCCGGCTCAGGCGCCTTTGAAGAAAACGCTCAAGCACTGGCGGTTAGCAGCAGCTACACCCGCGAGCGTGTGATGGAGCGCGAGCGCCAGACAATGCTGACTGGTGCGGGCGGTTCGATGCTGATCCAGACTGAGGTGATCAATAATGTGGAGTACGCAACGGTGGATCAGGTGGCCCAAGCCGCTGCAGCGAGCGCCAAGCAAGCCCGCGCCCAAGTCTTCTCCGACATGCGTAACAAACCCTCCACCCGCGCCTCCTTAGGTATGCGCTGATGACCACCGCAATCGGCACATACATCCGTCTGCTTAACGCCAACGGAAGCGATACCGGATACCGCTTCCAGAATTTTTTCCAAGGCAGCGCTCGCACCTACAACGGCCAGACCTACACCTACTCGGGTTTCGGTTTTACCGGCGGCACCTTGGACTTGGAAGCCGCCAACATCAGCGCCAGCCTGGTTTTTCCGGCCAACGAACTGAGCCTGGCAGTGTTTACCCAAGCCGTAAACGACCGCTGGCTGGTGAAGCTGCGAACAGTCTGGCTTGACCCAGACACCTTGACCGAGACGGCTTTATACAGCCAGGAGACCTATGCAGTAACGGGCTTGGAGCATGACAATTCCCGGATGTCGATACGCTTAGGAAGTCCATTAGACGCTGTCCGCGAGAACGCTCCACGCCGCTCGCTGACTCAAAAACTCGTTGGTTCCCTGCCGACCACTGGAGAGATCACCCTGCAATGACTTTTTCTCCTAAAAGTGCAGACCGTGTTGTCCTACTTCCCCAGGACCGCGAAATCATGGCCATCACCGGCCTTGATGAAAACGAATACCGCCAGTTTGTACGCGAACTCCGCCGTTACAGCCGAATTGAACCCGGCACGATCGTCAACATCGGCATCGATGTTTTAATTCTTCAACTTGTTATTGCGGCGGCGTTGTCTTACGTCGCCACACTGCTGGCACCAAAACCACGGACACCCCAGCAAACAAACATCACCACCAACACTGTTCAAGGACAGAACATTGTTAATGGTGCCCGTTATACACCAAAAGCCGGTTTTGATTCAGTCCAAAACGTTGTTGAACTCGGCAGCGTTATCCCCCTGGTCTACGCAAATCGTCAAACAATCGACGGCGTTAGTTACGGCGGGGTCCGTGTAAACACCAATCTGCTCTGGAGCCAGATCTACAGCATTGGCGGCGGTCAGCTGCTCCGCAGCATCTTCCTTGTCAGCGAAGGCACTGTTGCCAACTTGGATCCAACCCAGTTTGCTATTGGCAACAACCTAATCAATAACTATGACTTGGCCGTTACTGATCACGGCCGAATCTCTATTTACTACAGCTCCGACGGCGGCAGACTTACTGCAGCAGACCACATTGCCGGCCAAATCCCCGCAAACGATTTAGGCAACGCTGAAAACGCAGGTGGAGCAGACGTCTTCCAAGTACGCGGCGTTGGCGACGAATACGCCTCTGACTTCTGCTTTACCAGCACACCTTCTAACCAAACAGCGTTTGGCGTCCACAGCTTTATCGGCAACAACTTCGGTTTCAAGGTCAACCCGGTGTTCCGACCCGGCGTTGTCCTTCAGCCCAGTTCAACTAACACTGTCCGTTGCCCTAACGACTGGCAAGCCCAAGCTCAGCGTGCCAAGCAGAACGTTACTTTTTCCGGCCGCTCAGGAATCGTTGGAACCGAAGGCATTCAGTTCTACGACGTCGGCGACACCCTCACGTACACGCTGTACACCAGCACCGACCAGAACCGCGAATTTATTGAGGTCAACCCAAATGGCGCAGACGGCGTTGAGACTTGCGGCGACGTAGCCCAAGCGGTTGCAGGCCGCCAGCGCAACTGGGACGAATCGCTAAGCATCGGCGAGCTGTACCGGATCGGCAGTGCGATTGCTATTTGCACCGACCGCACCGACGCCGCATTCGTCTCCGAATCCGACAACAGCGGCATCGGAGGTTCCCAGCAAGTGACCGCCACCTTCGAGGTGGTGCGTGCCGGCCAAGCCAACGTTTACACGCAAGGAACGATTGAGGGAGACGGCGGCAGAAACGCCACTAACGGCAGCCACATCTACAAATTTGCAGAATCTGTCTTCTCGGTCGACCGCGAATGCCGCGTGATCGAAGTCGGTCTCCGCAGCAATGTTCAGCTTCAAATCAACGGCCTTGCAAACTTCCGCGATGCCCACAGCTACACCCGCTGCGACAACGAAGCCTGCTTTAACTACAACGGCCAAAACGCTGATGGTATTGAAGCAATCATCTTTCAAAGCGGAACGTATAGCAGTCCCGACACCCGCTACAGCTTTTTCCGCATCAGCTACCGCGTAGCTGGAACCGACGACATTTTTACGGACATTGAACAGCTGTTTGCCGTCCGCAGCGCAACCGGCGTCGCGCTGTACAACTACCTGCGCTTCGAGTTCCCAAGCGCCAGCCGTTGGGAAGTCCGCCTAACCCCTGTCACCAGCTGGGAGGTTCGCAACAACATTGCCACCGGCGACCTTGAAGTGCTGGATCCGCACATCAATGCCATTCGCACCGTCACCAGCGGCGACGTCAGCATCCGTTTCACCGGAGCTTCCATCTCCCGCTCTACTGGTTCGTTCAACGTCGCCAGCCTGACCACTCCCAATGGCGAGAACCTGGGTCCGGCATTTGACGACGGCAGTTTTTATGCCGACGAGTGGGCACGGATTGCCGAGGCATTTATTTACAACGAGATCAACACCAGCGCCAACCAGCCCGAGCACCAAGTCGTCTACGTCAACACGATTGCCGAAAACGCCACAGCTCCGCAATACGACGACATGGCAATCGTCGGCATGAACATCCGCAGCAGCACGGAAATCAATCGCCTCGACCAGTTCAGCGTTTACGTCAACCAAGGCATTGGAGCAACCAGCAACTTCCCCGAGGTGCTGTACGACTTAATGACCAACGACCGGTATGGCGTCGGCAAAGTTTTAAACGCAGAACAGATTGATCTGACCAGCTTCAACGAAGCCACGGCCTGGACCTACAACCGCCGCTACTTCTTTGACGGCGCCATCTCCGAGCGCATCAACATCCGCAGCTGGGGCGCCCGTGTAGCCAACGACTACCTCCTGGATCTCGTTATCCGCAACGGCCGTTTTGCGCTAAAACCTGTCGCCACCTTCAGCGGCCCAGAAACCATTCGTGGTTTGTACACAGCTGGCAACATCATCGACGGCAGTTTTGAGATGTCCTATGCGGACCTGCAAGACCGCCTTCCCATTCGGGTCTCGGTGAAATGGCGCCAAGAAAAGGAGTCTTCAAACACCGTCAGCCGTGGTCTTTTCCCTGTGGGCCGCGAGGTAACTGTTCGTGAAGTCGGCGTCGATGAAGACGCCCCATTGGAGCAAATCGACATAAGCGATTACTGCACCAGCCAAACCCACGCCATCGACCGTGCCAAATGGGAACTGCGCAGCCGCCGCTACACCACCCACTCGATCAAATTCAAAACCACCCCATCTGAAGCATCCCTCGACATCGGCAGCGTCTTCAAGCTGGGACTAGAAGCCGTCACTTACAACCAGCCGGCCAACGGCGCCATCGCCGACGACGGCACTGTGACCTCCTGGCCTGAACTCGCCGACGGCACCTACACCTGTCTGCTCTGGGACGGCACCACTACCAACATCCAAGAAGTCCAACTCCGCATCAGAAACGGCAAAACGACTTACCGCAACGCAGTTTTCTGCATCAAGAACAGCACCACCGACACCCAGACCTACAAGACCCAAGCCATCAGTTTTGACGAGGACGGCAATGTCGAGATCGAGGCCACGTTCTTCCCCACCGATTCAAATGGACTTAGCCTGTTGACCAAGGGCTGGAACGACTCCACTAACTGGATTATTGAGGGCACGTTATGAGCGTTTCATTCCCCGCATTAGAACCAACTCGGCGCACATTTACACCCGGCCAATACCCAACTAAAAAGTTTGACAGTATTAACGGCGCCAGCACAACACGGTTGTACGGCAGTCGGGCGTTCGACGCTCAACTGAGCATGGATTTTGTCACCAGCGACGCCGACACCACCGCTTTACTCACCAGCTGGCACGCCTCCAAGGGCGGTGCTTACACACTGACGCTGCCCAGCTCCGTCTTTTCTGGGGCCACAGCAGATTTAACTGCACAGATCCCGTCATATCTAAACTGGAGATGGGCAGAAATGCCTTCAGTCGAATCATTGTTCCCTGGTCGATCTAGGGTACAAGTCAGACTTGTCGCAACTTTGGATGCCTAACAATGGTCTTAACAGGAGCTGACGGCCAACTCAAGTACCAAGGTGCAGTTGTCGGCAAAGTGCGCGACTGGAGCATCACCGTCACCAAGGATGCCTTGGAGGACACGGGAATTGGCGACTACGACCGCACGTACGTCCAAGGTCTACGCGGAACTACGGGAAGTGCCACCGTGTTGTACGACCCGGCAAACGTTCAAGCCTCTGTATTCCTTAACTCCATTTTTGCCAACTCTGAAAATACTGAATCTGTTGATTTTGTATTTAACCGCTTAGACAACAAATCCTTCCGTTGCGTTGGATTTGTAACCAGTGTCAGCCCCAGCATCAGTGTTGGCAGTGTTCAAGCTGTAAGCATTAGCTTCCAAGTTTCCGGTAAGCCCACTGGAGCATTCTGATGGCCGTCCTTGGTGTTGGCGGAAAACTGCTGCTGAAGCGCGAAGCTCCAGAAGCTTGCGTTGTTAGTTCAGATTCTGTTGATGGAAACGTCAACGCGCTCAGCACTATCTGCCCTGGCTACTGGTCGGGCGACAAGGTAACCACTGTCTGCCTTCCAAGCGGCACTGGCGCATTTCCGCCCAATCCCGAGGGATACGCAACTTACTACGCCAGCAGATATTTCTTAGGTCCAAACCGTAGTCATATCACCAGCTACCAGCACAATTTTTACAAGGCAGCCGGCGAAGAATACCCAGACGGAGACGCCGAAAACAACGCGCAATTTTATGCCAGGGTTGGCGATGTGTCTGGCGGAAATACTATTCCCGACTGCCAAGAAAACACGTACTGGATCCACCTTGATGAGCTGGGATACGTAAGTTTCTACAACAGCCGTGCCGCAGCATTACGCGGCAGCAGATCCGACCGCGTGAATTTGTTTGGAACAGTCGCTGGAACTATCACTATCGCCCCATTTGGCAGCGCTAATTACAACAACGCCATCTGGGTATGTGCCCGTGGTTATGGCGACTACAGCATCGGTGACGTTCAGGATGCCGTAAGTCTCGCAACCATCTGCGACGACGCCCCCGACTATGAGCAGCCCGAGTACGACTCGGACGAGTACGAAAACGCCAACGTCTTACCCCGCGACGAAACGGCCGGCCAAACCTCCCCCTACTGGCAACTGCTGTGCGACCTACGCGAATGGTCACTGGAGCTATCCGCTCCAAGCGTTGACACCACTGCGATCAGCGAGAAATTTGGCGAAGCAGTTAAATCGCTTGTTACCGGCGGGGGTTCAACTGAATTTTTAATTGACCGCAAGATGTACGACGACGTCAATGACAACGGCCTGGCACTGATGAAGCTTTTGCTCATGACCGAGAAAGGCTGTAAAGCTTCGGCCAAGTTCTATCTGGTGGATCGCGGAAATGAGGCAAAAGAGTCTGTCGATCAGGTTCCGGGCGATCTCTATTACGCAACGGAACTACTGGTTACTGCCAGTGCAGTCAACGTCCGACCGACAGAAATTATTGCTGGTACAGCAAATTTCGTTACGACGGGTGAGATTAGACTGCTCGAAGCAACTTAGGCAGTGGTCCTGTGACCAAGATTACCCGCGCCGGCCAGAGCGGCTCCCTAGGGGACATTGACGTTCCCCAGTCTGGTTTTAGGGATCAGATCAATGCTCTGACGGACGCGGTTCGCCAACTGGGTGGCAGCGCCGAGATTGCCTCGGGCAGTACGACGGTCAACGACCCGCTGAATGCGCAATATGTTCTGTACGTAAACCCGCAGATTGGTAGCGATAACTTTGTTTCGGGCGACTACGCAAGCGCCGACGACGGTAGCCAAAGCCAAAAACTCAAGCGGATCACTCTCCAGCGACTGGAGTGCGGCTACACCGAAGCCCGCCCGTTCAAAACGATCAACCGCGCCGTCATTGAAGCGGCCCTGATCACCAGCCGCAGCTGGATCGACCCTGCTTCCGGCGACGATCTGGTTTCGATTGTTCTGGCCCCTGGCGTCCATACCGTTTACAACGGCCTCGGTTCAGCCACCGTTGACGCTTGGAGCAGCACCTTTAGTCCCACCACCGCACAACTTCAGCAGTTCAACGACACCACCACTGGTGGTCTGATCATTCCGCGTGGTGCCTCGCTGATCAGCCTGGATCTGCGCAAAACGATTGTCCGTCCGGACTTTGTTCCTTCGCCGACTGACGAGGCAGCGGATTACAGCAACCGCCGCACCATTTTCCGCGTCACCGGAGGCGGCTATTACTTCGGCTTCACCTTCAAGGACAAGGCTGGCTCTACCACCAGTCACCACCTGCTGGACTGCTTCCAATTCACCAGCGAGACCCAGCTCGACGGCTTCTATTCCAAGATTTACAGCACGCTTGGAGTGCTTGGTGGTCTGAGCGAGGCCAACGCCGACAGCCGCCTCGCTGAGTATCAAATCACTGGTCCGCAACCCGGGACCCCCGACACCACTGTTGACACAGTCAACAGCGCCAGCCCCTACATCTACAACTGCTCGAACCGTTCGATCTACGGTCTTTGCGGCATTTTCGCCAATGGCGCCGCCGCCCAAGGCTTCAAGTCAATAGTGGTTGCCCAGTACACGGGCGTGTCCCTCCAAAAGGACATGGCCAACTGGGAGAAATACTCCAGTGGCAGCTGGGTCGCTGTTGACGATTACGACGACTACATCGCCCAGGATCCAGACAACGTGCGGATGAAGCCCTCGCGGCGTTCATTTCACATCCGCGCCGTCAACGACGCAATCATCCAAGAGGTCAGCGTCTTTGCAATCGGCCAAGGCATCCACCACTGGGTAGCCGACGGCGGCGAACTGACTGTCACCAACTCCAACTCGAACTTTGGCGGCTGCGCCGCTCTTGCCGAGGGCTACAAGAGCGCAGCCTTCACGGCCGACTCCGACTGGGAAGTCAACCGTTTGCGTGTTGCCACCGACCTCAGCGAAAAGACCGGCAACATCAAAAAGATCGGTCTCGGCACCATTGCATCTGGCACGAGCAACACTGCCACCACAGTCACACTGGAGGTCAACCTCGAAGCCGGCACTTACGACACCGAGATCCCCCGCAAGCTGGAGCGCGATGGCTACAGCCTGTTTGAAAACTCTTTCCTGTGGGTAGAGAACAGCCGTTCTGCTGACTACCGCGCCCCACTCGCTGCAGTGGCGTGGTCCTCCACCACCCCAAACCAGATCACAGTTACCGCAGCATTTGAGAACGAAGACGGCATTGCCCCCGGCGACCCCGTCCTCGACGACGAAGGCAACCCCATCGGCATCAACTATCCCGATCTCGCTGGGGCAAACATCTACATTCGCCGGATTCAAGACACCCGAACCGCTTCCGAACGGCGTTATGCAGTCCTCGGATCCAACAGCGTCTCAACTGCTCGCACTCCACTGCGGGATTATGTGCTGCAGACCAATACCTCTGCTGCCCACATTGACGCACTGATTCCAGACAGCGCCTTGGTCGGCGTTGGAACTTCAGCGGCCGTCACCGACGCCGAAGGTAACGACGCCCTGTTTGAACTGCGCCGCCTCAACCCGTCCAACACTTGGGTTGCTGGAACGTATTACCGGCCGGGCGATGTAATTCGCACAGGCAATAAGCACTACAGCTGCATTCTTGAAAACAGCGACGCCGCCTTTGACGTCAACAAGTGGAGCGAAGCCTATGTCCACATGGAAGAGGCTTACAACGCTGAGGATTATTTCAAAAACGTCCAGCCCAAGATTGTTTTTGACAATGACGCCGACGGCACAGTCGCATCCACCACGCTGGGGTACAACTTCAGCACAGTCTGGGCAAACGACGCCCGAGTCCGTGCGCAGTACCGCTCGGCCACAGATTACCGAGGGATGCATTCCTTCTTAGTCAGCATCGGTTTCAGTGAGGCTGACGCTCATACAATTTTGCTGCCCAAGACTGCAACCAACCGTGACCGCAATCCCGCCAGCGCTCTAGACAGCATCGGCAACCCAAGTGGTGCAGCCAATGCTTGGGCCAACTGGTCTATTGAGTTCCGCCGCCCCTCGAACATCCGTCTGTTTGGCCACGCCTATGAGTGGGCGGGCTACCTCAATTACTCCAAGAGTTTGCCTGCATATCAGCGCGACCTTGGCGCAGCAAACAAATTCACCTATTACTTCACCAACCAGAACGCAGGCCGCGTTTACGGCAGCGGCTTCAACGAAGAAGGTTTCTTGGTTACGCCCCAGGGCATCCAAGACCTGAGCACTGGGGAGGAAGCCAGTTTCGATTCTTTGGGTGGATCGCAACCCACCGACGAGATCGAGTTCCCCACTTTCTACGACTCCCTCAGCGTCAACAACCACACCGTCAATACCGAGCTGTCGATCAACGGCACGGTGTCCGGCGCCCCAACCTGGGACGGGGGTTTTGGCGGCGTACTTCCTTCACTGCCCGAATCAAGCGAGACAACCAAGGGCATCGTCGAGCTGGCAACCCAAGTCGAAACCCAAGCTCTGGCATCCAACTCGCTGGCAGTTTCGCCTTTCGGACTGTCAGCTGCGCTGACCGATCTCAACACCGAAATTGTCGATGCAATCGCAGATCGCCTGGTTCCGGTTGGCACGGTGCTTCACGTCGCTGGTGCAACTGCCCCTGACGGCTGGCTGATTGCTAACGGCGACACGGTCCCCAACGGCACCGGCACAGTTCAAGGCGTCACCGCCAACTTCGCCACCCTGTTTACGGCACTTGGCACGACTTACGGAGGCGCGGGCATTTTGCCCGACCTGCGCGGCCAGTTCATCCGTAGCTGGAACTCCGGCGCTAATGGGGATGGTGCAACTTCGGCACTAGATACGGGCCGCGTTCGTGGTTCTGATCAGGACGATGCAACCGCCGCACCGAACACCGCTTTTACCGGCAGTACCAATACGACCGGCAACCACAATCACTCGTACGACCGCACTGGCGAAAACAACGCCAGCCGCGATCCGGGCGCTGCCGCAACTAACCAAGGCGCTGGCGCAACCAGCACCAGCAGCGCGGGCAACCACTCGCACACCGTCACGATTAGCGGCGGCGGTGATGCAGAAACCCGTCCAACCAACGTGGCGCTGCTGGCTGTAATCAAATATTGATGATTAGACTGCGGACACCCTTGGTATAAGGGTGTCCTTCGCTTTTTAGCCGTGGCAGTCCAGCTAATCCTTAAAAACAGCGCTATCCAAGACAAGGAGGCCACGGCAGCACAATTAGCAGTTGGGGAAATTGCCCTCAACTATTACGAGTCAGGACCGTTCCTGCAATGTAAGGACACCAACGGCGATGTCTGGCGCTTAGGTGGCGTCGTTATCGCCTCTACCGCACCCTCTAGCCCAAGTAAAGGGGCTTGGTGGCTCGACAGCGACGACAACAGCCTGCACTTTTACAACGGCACGACATGGCTTGATGTCCAAGTCGGCGAGATTACCAACGCAGATATTGCCGCTAATGCTGAAATTGCCGTCAGCAAACTAGCTGATGGCGCTGCCCGTCAACTGCTGCAAACGGATGCAGCCGGAACCGGAGTTGAATGGGCAAGCAACATTGATATTCCTGGCACGCTTGATGTAACTGGCGTCTCCACTTTTGATAACAACGTTGTTATCGAAGGCAATCTCACCGTCAATGGCACAACCACAACTATTGATACCGAAACCATTCTTGTTAAGGACAAGAATATCGAAATGGGCGTGGTTGCCACGCCTACCGACACCACTGCTGACGGTGGCGGTATCACGCTGAAGGGCGCTACTGATAA